CAGCACCAGTTTGACCAACTGCAAGATTGTATGCAGAAATTGTCACTGGATTCACATATATGTTTGTGTTTTCAAAATCACCAATGATTCCTTGTGGCATTGCTGAAATGATTTCTTGTAAACCAGCAATTACCGTTGCTTGGTCATCTATTGCATTTGCAAGTGTAGTTGCACCAGCAGTGTTTCCACTTGCTAATTTGAAACCATTAAATGCTGCATAACCAGATGCAGTTGCACCACCCATCCAAATGTTGTGTTCAATATCAGCTTGAACGAACTTTGCAACATATAAAAGTATTGCATCAGCATAGTCATCTGGCACACCAGAATTGATTGAATATGCATCACCTTGCCACCATGAATTGAAATTCTTTTTACAAAGTTGTAAGTTCACCATCAAGTCAGTGATGTCAAGAACTCTTTCATCTAAGTCAGTTGTTGCAGTTGTGTCAAAGTCACATGCACCTGCTTTGATTAAAGCTGCTGCACCAGTTCCAAAAGACATTACTGGAAGGACTGCTTTGTATCTCACACCATCAATCAGTGTTATATTACCACCATGTAAAGATGGTGCAGAAACCACTGCTGCATGGATGTATGGAAGTGCTAATTCACCAGCATAACTTGGTGTATTTAATACGGGATTTGCCATTTTACTTGTTTTTTACTTTATTAAAGATTGCGAAAATTCTTTCATCTTGTGAAAGATTGGTTTTCACTTCAGCCTTTTTGCTTGACTTCGGTGTTGATTTAAAAGTTTTTGATGCAGACAACTTTTTCACTTTTTCAAGTTCTGTGTTGTGTGCTTGCATTAATTCAGCAACCTTCAATTCAATTGCTTCAGTAATCATTTTACCAAGTTCAAAACCATCTTCTTTTGTCATGTAGTTTGACAAGTCAATTTCTGATTTTTCTTCTTGAATTTCTTCTTGAACTTCTTCTTTGTCAGATGACAAATCTTCTTCAACTGCATCTTCTGATGCTTCTGGTGAACGAAGTGTTGTGATTTCTCCATCAACCACTTCAATCACTGCACCATCTTGCAGTTCATAAGTTCCAGATGGAAGTGCCATTCTTTCATCATCTTCACCAACAACAAACACCATTGATCCTTCTTCAAATCTGTCAGAATCAGTTTTTATTGTAGTTCCATCGACAAGAAATGCTTCAGCCATCATGCTTGTTTCTTCAGATAGTTCTTCTGTCATTCCAAGAAGACCTTTCATTTTGTTGTAAATGTTTTCCATTTTTTGTTTTTTGAATAGTATTTCCAATAGTTAAAAGATTATTTCTTCTTTTTTTCCTTTCGCTTTTTCTTGTATCCTTTTTTTAAGATTGCTTTTGCTTTTGGAATAACTGAAGAAGCAATTGTTCTGTTCTTAATTGCACCACAAATTTTCTTTGCAGTTTCTTCATCACCATATTCAGCCATTTGGTCTGCAATACATTTATCCCAAGGATAGTCGGCCAGGTAAGTTGCTTCTTCTTTTTGAATCAAATCTTTAATCATTGCAAGTTTTGTTTCATCTTCTGACAATGATTGTTCTGACATTTCTTGCATCTTATCTGTGAAGAATCCTTCAATACTAAATCCAAGAATTTCACCTTCTTTGACCTTGTTCCAGATTTCATCATTGTCAACACGCATTGTCACAAACCATGTTCCAACTGGACAATGTTCAAAACCATACTTGACTGACTTGTCAATTGCAAACTCTTTCACCCATGATTCAACAACACACAAACCTTCAACTTCTGATTCGTGTTCAAGTGTTGCAGATTGCAAGTGATTTCTTTTCATATAAAGTTCAGAACACTTCTTTATTGTGTCTTTGGAAAAATACACATAATAGTCAGAACCATCATCTGCAAGTCTGAAAATCTGTTTGTTTGGAATCAATGCTGGTGCAATAAGAAGTCTTTTGTCTTCATCTACTTTTGCAAATTTTAGTTCTTTTTCTTGCTTGTTTAGTGCAACCCAATATTCTTCGATTGCAGGATCTTCAACAAGACTGATTGCAAATACACCATCTTGGTCTTCTTTGTCTTCTTCTGAAATAATTAATTCAACTATTTTTGTCATTTTTTTAGGATTTAAAGTGTTGATTTTTGTTGTATCATTGTGTTTATCTGTTGTGAATCTGTGACTTGTTGTTCAACCACATATGCTTGTATTGGTGCATCTTGTGTGAATGCAGTGTTGAATTGCTCTGTGATTGATGGAAGACCAGACAAATCAACAAGTGATTCCATATCTGTTGACTGACCACCTTGTCCACCACCACTTGGAAGTGAACCACCAGACGGTGCTTGAACATTTGCTGGTTTTTCAGTTTTAACTGCCATAATATTTTTTACACTTGCAAGACCAGAAGCCAAAGTGATACCAGCTTGAATATAAGAAAACGGTGGTGGTAATTTTAATGCTTCAGTCACACCAGTATAAGTGTTGATTGTTGCAGTTGATACACCAGCCACTTTTGAAGCAACTGAACCTTCTGCAAATAAGTCACCAGCCATCTGAATTGTGTCAGACAACATTTTGATTTCTTGTTTTTGTGCGTCTGCTTTTGCTTTTGCTAATTCTTCAGCACTCTTTAAGTCTTCTTCTGCAAACTTATCATTTGATTGTTGAACCAGGTCATTATATTGGTCTGTAATCAACACCATTTCTTCACCTGAAATTCTTGCCAATTCAAGTTTAGCTTCATAGTCTTGTTTAAGTGCAAGAAGTTCTTGTTCTCTTTCACCCATTGTTGCAAGTGCAACTTCATTTTTCACATCAAGCAATTCTTTTTCAAGTGATGCTTCATTTGTAAGTTGTTCAGACTTCTGACCAGCAATTCTTTCTTGAAGTTCAAGTTGTGCAAGTTCAGCTTCAGCAAGTTTCTTTTTTAATTCAACAGATGTTTCATTTGTTGAAAGTTCAAGTTTTGCAATTCGCACCTTTTCATCAACAACTTCTTTTTCTTTTGCAGTTTGTTCTTCAAGAATTCTTCCAAGTTCATTGTTTGCATTTATTCTTTCTTCAAGTGTTTTTCTTGTGTCATCTCTGATTTGTCTTTGATTCTCTGCAAACAATTGACTTTGTAATTGTTGACTTGCTCTTTCTATTTCAAGAAGTTCTTCATTCTTCTTTGCATCTGCAAGTGCTTTTCCAGTAGCAAGTGCTGATTCAACTGAAATCTTTTCAATGCCTTCTGTTGCAGTTTCTGTTGCTATGGTCACAATGCTTCCAACTTCTGTGACTGCTTCAGCAAAATTCGTTGCAATCTGTGTTCCAGCATCAACCACATCTTCAACAACTTCAGTCAAGTTTTGTTTAGTTTCTGAAATCTTTTCATTTAGTTGTGCAATTGTTTCAGGATCGCCATCACCAAAGAATGAATTTTCCCAAGCCAATTGACCTTCTTGTACTGCAAGTGTAATTCCAAAAAAAGCAAGTTTTAATGGTGTTATTGCAATAGTCATCAATCCACCTATAACTTTTTGAAGACCTTCAAATCCTTCACTTGATTTACTTACTGCATCGAACACATCTGTCACAACACTTGTGACTTGATTGAACAACACTCCAAGTGTTTCTGTGGCAATAGCAACACCATCAATGACCGTTTGGTTCTGCATCAATATTTCCTTCAAGAACTTGAATGCTTCCATGACCAATCCAATTCCAAGAGCTTTCATTGCAAGACCAACACCCTTGAATCCTTTTCCGATTTTCTTCAATGCACCTTCTGTTCCTTTTCCAGTCTTCTTGATGTCTTCAAGACTTTCATTTGTTTCACTAAGTGAATCCTTGACTGATTCTAAGTCTTTGGAAATCTTTGAAACATTTGTTTTGAACTCTATGTCAACAACTATTTTTTCAGCCATGGAAATAATTTCTTAAGTTGATTCATTCTTTCTTTGTCTTTTTGTACTTGCTTTTCATACCATGACAAACACTTGTTGTTTTTATACAAGTCATTTGGCAATGATTGAATCACTTCTGGAATGATGTACATTGCACCAGACCAATATTCAAATATTGGATTGAAGTTCAAGACCTTAAAATCTTTGAAACTTTTTGGTATTGCTTTTTGAACATTTAGTTCAACTATTGTTTTTATGTGTTCCATTTTGATTTTAAATAATTCATTACTTGCTTAATATCATCAGTGCTTAATTTAGAATTGTATGCAATCACTTCATAAATTTTTCCAGAATAAGGTGAACCAATAAAACCACGAAACTCTGTACCACCCAAACAATAGAAATTTGTTGAAGATGTAGTTGCTGAAGTATTTGTGTCTTGATTGTCTTCTTGGTCAATTATCAAATTCTGTGTTCCATTTCTTTGTCCAACAATAGCTTGTCTTTGTGTTACTGGAATATTGTTCACATTACAACTGAAGTCATTTCCACCATTTTTGAATGCAACAGAATCAGCACCACCACCACCATAATTTGTTGCATTGATATTAATTCCATTTCTTTGTGTTGTAAATTGTGCAGTTCCACAAATCAGTTCACCATTTGACTTTGCAGTTGTTTCATCTGCTTCAAAAACAACAAAGACCGTGTTGTCATTATTTGATATGTCTTGAAGTGCAGTTGCTGAATTTCTCATCTGATGTTTAACACCATCAAAACTCACATATGGAATTGGAATTGTTGTTTCAACACCATATTGTGGAAATTCATTTGCAAATACATATTGAAGATTGTGACTATTTCCAGACAAGTCATTCCAAGTTTGTACATCTGTTGTGCTTGTTCCATCAAAAACAATTGATGAATAGTCAGAAGCATCAAGCCATAAAAGACAACCACTTATGTCTATTGGTCTGAATACTGGAACATTGATTGTTCTGTCTAAGTTCTGAAGACCTACAAGTGTATAATTGAAATCAATTGTCCAATCAACAATGTCAAGTGATGTACCAATTGTTGAAAGATTAAAATAAAAAGTTCCATCATTTATGATATAACCATCATTGTAAGTTTCTGAATATGCTGAAGTAACACCAAAACCATAGTTTGTGAAAGCTGATGATTCTTTTGTCAAATCATATCCTTGTTTTAATACACTTACACTATTTGAATTGTTAGTGTTTTGAATTAAACCACTTATTTTTCTGAATGAATATTCTTGACTTCTGTTTGCAAGTGTTCCACGTTCGTGACCAACAATATTTATTTCAAATGAAATGATTGATGGATATTGCATTCGTATTCCATTCAAAGCAACTTCCCTTGTGTAACCCATTTCACTTATGTCAAATTCACCATTGATTCCAATTGTGATTGCCTTTTGTCCATCTGTAAATGCATTCAAAACAAATTGTCCAGAACCACTTCTTCCTGGTTGATTGTATGTTCTATCTGCACCACCAGACAAGAAGATTTCATCACTACCAAGTGCAACACCAAAGTCACCAATCATTTGATTGTTCTTCATTGACTTAGTTGCATATATATCAAACTTAGTTGCACCAATAAAACCCAAATGATTAAATGATGATGGATTCAGTAAATTTGAATCACCATTGATGTGTGAATTTTGTGCTTTGTTTCCAGTTTTGTTTTGATTTCCGTAAATGTCATTAAAGTTCGAACCGTGTTCAATCAAGTTGCTATTTCCAACAATTGATGAAAAACTTGTTGCAGTATTATTGTTTCCAATTATATCATTGAATATTCCAACAACACCATTGTTCCCACCCTTGTTTGAAGAAGTTCCATCTTGTGGTTCTGGCATTGGGCTTGATGGATCATTTAGTGAATGACCTATTTGATAGCAATTTGAATTTACATAAGTGTATCCATATGCTTCGCAACATTCTTGTGAAACTGATGCTGGTGTTCCAGTTGAAGTGTTTGCGAAATTAACAAGACCACTTGAGCTTATGAATGATGGTGAAACAAAGCATTCAACACCATTTGTTATTAAATTAGTTGCTTCAACTTTTATCAATTCAACCTTGCAAGAACCTTGACCGACCAAAGGATAGTTGCTGATTTTATTAATTCTAAAATATTCGTTTTTAACAAATACAATATCATTGAAGTTCATTGTCATTATATCTGTTGCATTAAGAACAAAATTTGCTGACAACATTCTTGCATCCCTTGAATAAGTTTCTTCAAGAAAACTTTTCCAATATACTTTGTATGCACCATTCAATGGTGTTGGATAATTTAATTGACCAGTATTTTCACCAGCAAATGACAACACTTCTGTTGTAGGTGTGACAAGTGCATCTTTAAAATTTGAAAATATTGGTATTGTCTGAACCGTTTGTGGACCAGTTGAACCTTGGTCTGAAACCAAAAAACTGATTGATAAATTGCTCAATAAACCATTGAAGAAAGAAAGTTTGATTCCTTCATAAGTGCCACCATCACCATCATGACAAATACATCCAAGTGCGTTTGTGTATCCATCTATTGTTGGAATGTATGTTGAAATAGTTGGTTTGAATATTGTGCTTATTTCATCCTTTGATTTACCAAAGTCATTTGAAGTGTTGTCAACATATTGTGAACCATATCTTCTTCCAGCAGAAATTTCAAAGTTTGCATTCATGAAGTCTTCAGATTGTGCATCTGTAAACAACAAAGATTTTGCTTGCAAATCTGTTGTTGGTTTAAGCTGAATGTCTTTTGATGTGTCAAGTTTATCTGTCCAATCAAGATTTCCACCATCTTTTATCCAATCAACATATGGTTGAATATATAGGTGTGTTGGTTGAAGTTCATCTGGAATGATAACCAGGTTGAATTTCTTTGCAAGTGAAGTCACAAAATCAATTGCTTTGACTTTTGCTAAATTCCTTGATGCATCAAAATTAAGTACATTCACTGCTTCTGTGACAAACCATCCACTTCCAGCCCAATATCCACTATTATTTGCAAGGAATGTGAAGTATGATGGTTCTTCAATTGTCCAAGTTGGAACAACTGCTGATGGATCGGTGGCAGTCACAACAATTCTCCATTCATATTCCTTTGTATAATCCAAAGGTGTAACACCCAGATTGACAGAAATTTGTTTTGTCAAGTCAACATTGTTCCAGTTTTCTTGTTGCCAAATACCAGTTGATTCATCATCTGTGACATTCCACAAATGAACTTGAAAAGTTGTGTTTGTACTATTGTTTCCAGTTGTTGAAAGCACCACTAATATTTCACCACCTGTTGCAATCCAAAGATTTTGTGGTTGATATATACCAGTTGTTGGATTGTAATCACCAGCAGTGTTTGTGTCATATTCATTTGCACCAACTTGAAAGTTCAATGTCTGTATTGAACCAAGTGATGGTGTGAATGTAGTACCACCAACTTCAGAAGCATATACATTGAAGAAGTCTGCATTTGTATCTGTTTCAACATACTGACCACCAGAATTCATGTCCATATACAAATCATTCATTGTTGTGTCAAGGAATGTTGATTCATATGTAAAACCACTTTGATTTAGTATTGTTTTAAATACTTTATTAACTCTTATTTGTGGTTTTAATGAAGTGATATTTATTGCAACATCTGAAATTCCATTTGTACCACTGAAAATGTTTGCACCATAGTCATAAAATGAATATATAATATCACCCCCAAAAAGATTTTCTTGTATTGAATTAACAAAGTTTTCTGTTGTCAATGGAAAATTGTATGAAGAAAAATCAAATTCAGTCAGATATTTACCAGACAAAACTTGACCAAGTGATGAAACTGAACTGAATACAACACATTCATATTCATCAACTGAATCATTTTTTGTGTACACATTTGTCAGTTGCAAATATCCATTAAAGACATCAAGTGTGTCTTGTGTGATTGTTGCATCAACTTTAGTTTTTGGATTGTAGTTTCCAAATTGTGTGACTTCAAAATAGTCATTGAAGAACAAGTTGTTTTTCGGTGTTGATGGAACACGAAAATTGAAAGTGTGATTTCCTTTGACTGACTTGAAATCTTGAATGTCTTTGAATTGAAAATTTGCAGTCAACGGTTGTGAATCTGACAAATCTAAATAAACAATCGAAGAATCATTCTGGTTTATTACTCTTATCTGTGTAGCCATTTATCCAAGTGTTGTTCTAAATTTAGGATTTGCAAATTTGAATTTCAATTCATATTGATACAAACCACGATTCTTTTCACGTTTCATTCTGAATGATGTCTTTTCAAGAATCAATGCTTTTGCATTTTCACCATCCAACAAGTGAATTTGTGGTGACATCATCATGTCTTTTATTTGTTCAATTCCAGCATCATCAAGATAATCAGTGAACATTGTTGTTGTTATTTCTGAAGAAACTGATGTTGCAGTTTTACCTTGCTTTGCATTGTTTAATGGATAAGCAGTATTGATTGTTGTTGGATCAAATGAAACAAGATTCTGAAGACTTCTTTGATTTATCAAAGGTGATGTCAAGTATTCTTTTTTGACATTTAGTTCATCAGTTCTTTCTTTGTTTAAATTGATGTATTCCCACGCACCAAATCTGTTCATATATGACAACCTTGAAACATCATATTG